GTAATTCATTCCTTGCAGACTGTCGAGTATTTTGAATCTCTTGCATTTCGAGATTCTCAGTCATTATTTCTTTTTGTGCTATTAATTCAGTTTTCCCTTCTTCAAGACGTTTTCTATATCCACGAGCAGAATTAGCATTACTGGACATTAATGATATTTGATCTTCAATTTTTTGGTTCATAAACTCAAGGTCTTTACCAAGATCACCTGTAGTCCCTTCCTGCAAAAATTTATTGTATTCTTTGTTCTTTTTAATAACATCTGTGTAGTTATTTATTAAATTAGACATTCCGTCATTGAGTTCCATCAATGCTGGAGCCATTCCTTCAACAATAGATATTTGCAATCCTTCCCAAGCAGACTTCAGTCTATCTTGACTTCCTGCAAGGGTATCACTTTGAATAGCTCGAAGAGCATCACCACCTTCACGAATAAGAACTGCCATCTGAGAGCCAGCCTGTTTCCCGAAAGCATCCATGATTTCTGCTGTCGATAAACCAGCTTCTCCAAGACGATCCAATGCTCCAGTTATCCCAACTTTTTCAGGGTTTACCTCATCAAAAGAAATTCCAAGAGCTTCTAACTTTTTAATTGTAGGCCCGGTTTCAGTAGCAAGATCAGCAAAGGCATTTTTCATTGCCCTTCCTGCCGTACTTCCTTTGAAACCGGCATTATATAAAATCTGAAGAACACCAGTCGTTTCTTCAAGAGAAATTCCCAATCCGGCAGATACAGGACCAAGATATTTCATGGACTCTGTAAGCTTTTCCATTGTTGCCTGAGAATTTCCAATAGCCGCCGCATACACATTAGCTATCTTCGTTGCATCTTCAGCTTCCATTCCAAACTGTGAAATAGTAGAAGCTACTGATTCTGAAGTATAAGCAAGATCAGACTGTGTTGCTCCTGCAAGAGAAAGAACACCTTCAAGAGCATCTATCTGTTGGTTAGCTTCAAACCCGGCAGAAGCCATATAGTAAAGAGCATCTGCCGCTTCATTTGAAGTAAAACGTGTTGTTCGGCCCATGTCTTTTGCTTTTTCTGAAAGAGCCTCAAACTCTTCAGCCGTTGCTCCGGAAACAGCTTTAACATTAGCCATTGACTGATCGAATTTCTTAAAAGTCTCTATAGACTCTTTCATAACTTTTTTAACTAAAGCAATAGCCGCTCCTACCGAAGCAATAGGAGCAACAGCTTTTGCCATACTTAAAAGAGATTTCTTTGCTGTATTTGTAGAAGTATTTACAGACTTCAGATCACGAACGGCTTTATCTGTTTCTGCTTTAACAACTATCCTTAGTTCTTCAGCAGTCATTTATCATCCTTCATATTATAAAGATTCTCAAACAGTCGAATAGTATTTGAAACATGAGCAGGAAGATCGTACCACCCGGTTCCATAAGGAAGTGTTCCTTTCATGTGCCACCACCACCAAACTTCTTGCCACTTCCAAAAATAACTATCAACATATTCAGGAATCTCTTTCTTCTTGAAAGAGAAAGCAACCTTTCCTCTTCCACACAGATGAATTCGATTCGCCGTCATTGGATTATATTTGTAATTCCAATTGCCTTCCCTCCATAACAGGAAGGCTATTGTCAGTTTTTTTCGTTCGGCTCCGTTCTTAGAACAACAACTCTTCGTATCTCATCATATACGATACGAGCATTATCATCCTTCATATAAAATAATTCAGAAACCTTCTTTATTTCCTTAATTTCTCCATCAACCCTAAAGAAGATATTCTTCATATCCATAACGGAAGCTTCTAAACGATATAAAACAAACAGCGTCGAATATCTTTCCTGAAACCCTTCACTCTTAGAATCTCCTGCTTCTTTCAATGCTTTTCTTACAACAGAATCTTCATCATAAGAAGACAGCGCAGAAATCTGCACTGCCATCCTATGTTCTTCAGGCCGAGACAAATTATTACAGCACTTTAATTCTTCCCACTGTGGTTCTTTCGTAATATCAAAGACATAATCCTGATTTACTCCCATCTAAGTCTCCCTTACCATTCTATGGTTATTTTCTGCAATTTGTCTCCCGATGTAGGAGCAAAGGAAGTTGTAAATTCCTGAGCACTTCCATCAGAAGCACCATAATTAAACGATTCGAATTCTACTTTACCAACGATAGCAACGACCGTTTCTCCAGAAGTTTCTTCTCCCTGAAGGAATCCTACAATATAAGCCGCATCCCCGGACTTTCGAGTAATGGTATACGTAGGTCCAGTGCTTTTATCAGTTACCGCCAAACGGTCTAAGAACCTATCAGAAATAGTTTCTTCACCAATAGTTGTTACACCAGTCATACTACCAGAGGCATCAGCTTTTCCCATTCTATAAGTCTTCAGACTGTCTACAAGAGTAGTAACGTCTATCTTTTCTTTAGAAAGACTGATTTCAAAAGACTTAATAGACTCAAGAGAACTGGTAGGCAATTCCCTTGCAGAATCACCATTAGCCATAATGTTTGAACCTTTTGCCCAAAAGTAATCTCCTACTTCAGCACCAGTCCAATCAAAGAACGACCCTGAATTAGCAATATCAGTTACCTGATAAAAAGCATAATCAGTATCCCCGCCAAGGTCTTCAAAAGTCTTTGTTCCATCCCCATCAAGAGCAGTTCCCAACTCTCCAAGGCAGATGTAACCATCATTACCAATTAACCTTGAAATATCTCCCATGATTATTTCCTCCTAATAATAATTGCACCCATATCTTCGAGTGCCTTGCAAAGCTGTTCCTTACTCTTGAAATAAGGTCTATCCTTCCAATCAACCATTTTCGTTATTTCCCCTACGGGTAACGAAAAGTCAATTTCCATACCTTTAACACGCTCTTTAAGCGTAGTCTGTTTTCTTTTTACCATAGGTTTCGGTTCTTTTTCAACCTGTTCTTTTTCGACTTCTTCTTCGTCAAACATAACTTACTCCTTAAAACAAATTCTTCATAAATCGAAGATTGTTTAATTGTCCCAACCTTTGCTGAATTTCATTATGAATGTCCTTTCTGTCTGATTCAGGAATACTTTTATTTGCCAAAACATAATTCAATTCATTTATTCTTTCTGCATTATCCTGAATCCTTGAAATAATAACTTTCCTTAGCATTTCAGCAGACTCATCACCATAACAATACATAAAAGGATTCTTCAAAAGGGCCGAAGAATCCGGAATCGTAACTTTAATTCTCATTCCACGAGCAAAGCCTATCCAATATGAAGCTGAAGGAAGCTGATAGGCATACTCCGTATCATGAAGCATATCAACTCCCCAAATTCCTATCTCATCTATATCTTTCTTATCATAGATTTTCAAGTATATTGCAAGAGCCAGTATCCAAGAAACTGAAGAACGAAAATTCTTTTCTTTTCTCATTTCAGGAAAAGTTTCTATTATTTCTTCAAACGGAAACGGTGATCTTTTGTATGGAAGAAGTATAGAATCTTTATCAATCCCTTCCGGCTTTTCTATTTTTTCATCTGTCCTCTTCAGAATAATCTTTTCTTCATGAAGATCAAATACAACATCTACACGTTTATATCCTTCTATCCAAGATTTAACACCCCATATTTCCCAATCAAAATCTTCATAAGGAGCATCTCTATAAGAAGATCCGCTTCCTACAATAGCAACTTTACTCATTAAAAGCCCTCCACGTGAATGTTATGGCTCTATTATACCATACTTTGTCATTTTGTGCAGGAGAAATTGACATGGAAGTTATACAAACTCTTCCGGAAATTCCAGAAGTTCTAAGGTTCCCTTTCAAAGAATCTTCAATGGATTCAGTTATTGTATGAAACAATCCTGTTCCATTATTTGCCGGAACATGAATGGAACATTGATATAATCCAACAAACATATATGCTCCTGAAAACATTCTTTCTTCAGGATTAGAAGGCATGAAAAATCCTTCTACATAAGGACTGTCTTTCGTAACTGAATAAGGAGTATTTTCCGGAACAAAGTCATATCCTGAAGTCGAAAGAGAAGAACTGAGATTGCTTACAAGAATAGCTTCAACATCCTTATTCGTCATACTTGAATCTCCTTTACAATGCCATCGAATTCAGCAACAGTAAGACGAACCATTCCACTAGGAGCCTGCTGACTCCAACCATATTCAAGCCTTCCAATGTATGGAAGGTTATTTGATAACCAATATTCAGAAAACATTTTCTGAATAGCAGAAACCATTCCTGAAGCTCTGCTGAACGTTGATCCTCCATCTTTATCTAAAATATCAATAATAGACTCAGAAGGTTTTCCAACAGAACATTGCCAATTTCCTCTCGCTCTTCCAGTATCTACAGGGGTTCTAAATATGACTCTCTTAAAAACTTCAAGGACAATTCTTCTATAACCACGATCAAGCTTTTTTAATGTTTGTTCGGATGCTTTTGAGAAGTCTCCTGTAACCTTCAAAGTAAACGTCATATCCTTACCTGAACCTTATACAAAATATCTGTTCCTCCCGGAGAAACTGTCTTATGATTTACATACTTATATTCAGTAGAACCTATAACAAAGACATCTCCTATCTGTGGTTCAGAAATAGATACAGCTATAATTAACCTATCAGACTGTTGAATATTTGTTCCATCAATTTGATCTTCACTAAAAAATGTCACGACACCATATCCTGAATACTCTACAGGTTCTCCACTTGGATCAGTCCAAACTATTGTTCCTTCTGAATCCTCCCAATAATATTTTAATTCAGATGTGCTAAACTTCCGTTCCCAATCTCCATCTACATAACGTTTTACTGTAATACTCTGTCCATATTCTTCTACAAGAGGAATTGCTACATCATCTCTTATATCAGTATAGAATCCCATTATGTCCTCACAACAGTAAGGCTTGCTTTATACATAGGACCAAGAATTTTTCTCAAACAATCCTCAACAGCAACAAATCTTTTTCTCCCATTCAAAGGAGCAGTTCCCGGAGAATAAGATTCAGACTTTGATACAGCCCCGTCTACACTTACAGATTTACTTGTCAAAGCTCCACCTTCATGAGCCGGTTGTAATGTTTCTCCGGAATTCTTCAAGTAAGCCATTTCACACAAAGCATCTTCAATAGCATCAGGAATACTTCCACTTCCAATATCATATCTATCATACGTAGTAGCCCAATCTCTTGGCCACTGAAGAGCTTGTGTGCCTATCGACCTGATTCCCGGAAACAAATGACGGTACATTCCATCCAATACTTGAGTAGACTTATTCAAAAGCTGTTCTATTTCATCATCAGAAAGAGCCGAATAGTCATACCCCATATTATCCCAATACTGTTTCATTTCAGCAACGGAAACATACGATGTAGCATCAGACTTTCCGGTTCCATCCTCTACAACAAACTCAATAGCCATAATCTACTCCTTAATAAGATAAAACTACTTACACGGGTTTGTACAAAAACCAAGCATTTCCATCTCCGGAGAATGTAGCTTTTAATGAATTTATTACTAACAATGGAGTGCCTTGTATATCAAATTCAGAATCATCAATAACAGTTCCCCACAATTCAGTACTATCATCTTTCGGAGTTACTGTAATTGTATCTGTATTAACTCGAATTCTCCCAAGCAAACAACGTCCATTATACACCTGTTTCGTTAATGGATTTATACTAACACCTGAATCATCTTCAATATCTACAAGACCCTCTTCAGAATCATCTACTGTTAAAATAGTAGCAGTTACTCCGGTAACTTCGAATGTATCATTATTTCCAGCAGAAGCAAATCCTGTAGTAGTAATTAAATCCCCAACTTCAATTCCATCAGATATGAACGATCCTGAACTTCGAGCAATTGTCATATCATCAGCAACAACAGTACAAGTAAGCCCGGTAAGATCGGTGACTGTCTTCTTGACAGCCACCCACCCTATTTTGAAATACTCTTCAATATTCACAACAAACCTCCTTATGAAAGGCTCATAGGAATATATGCTTTTATTATCTGACCACCATCAGTAGCCGCTTCCATAGCTCTTCCAATAGAATTGGTATCAGCTTCCGCTGTAAGAAGTGAAGCATCTCTATTAGATTCTACGTCCCCAATAAAAAACTTAGTAATGGTAGCATATTCAGTTGTTCCAACATCTTTTTCAGTATTATTCGTTAAAGCAGTTACATCAGATATTGCAGAGCCATCAAGACCAGTTCCCATAATACCAATTTTCTTTGTAGAAGTATTGCTTGCTACTACCCTAGGAATATCTCCATAAGCATTAGTATTGGTAGATTTGATTATTCCCTTACTTGTATTGGTAGTAGTAATCGTGGTAATTGTCTGATCTGTAGAAGCTTTATGGAAAGTAACCGTTCCATCACAAGAAGCTGAAAGCTCAACACCCACTATTGTCTGCCATGAATCAATTTCAGTAGTAACTACAGTCGTTCCATTCAAGGAAACAGTTTCTGAAGTGATTTCGTCAGTTCTTCCTGTAATGGTTCCATAAATGGTGGCTGTCTGAGTCGTATCCCCTGCATCATCAGAAACTACTTCTACACTATCTCCGGCAGGCTGATTTGCAAAGTCTCCTCCAGCTTCAGTATCTACCATAGTAACCTGAGAAGAAATCGTTTTGCCAACATATCCACCAGTTCTGGTTGTAAGCAAATCAAGTACAGAAAACGGAGATCCTGCAAGGACTTCTACTTCTCCAAAATCCAGAACACATTCACCTCCGGAATCAACAGCCTGAACAGCAACACCAACAACATCAGTTTGATCAGATGTAGCTTCCCTTACATTGTTTGAACTCATCTCCAAAACAGCGTTCTTCTTTATTGTGTCGGCTGTAGCAGTAACAGAATCTATGGTATTTCCTCGCTTTACCGTTTTGATTATGTCACTGAGAGAATGACTATGCACACTAGATAATCTCATTATTTCCTCCTGTTTCAGTAAAGCTTTATAACTTTACTAAAGAAACACCTCAATCATTAAGAACCATATCAGCATCAATATCATCTTCTATATCTCTATCAGAATCATCAGGATCATCAGGATCATCAGGATCATCAGGATCATCAGAATCATCAAACTCTTCAGAATCTTCAGAAGATATTTTAGAATTTTGATACTCTTCATAAATTCTCTTCACAAGTGTTTCTTTCTTCATAAGACCATAGCCTTGTATTCCAAGACTGCCAGCAATTTCCTTCAATTCCTCTAAAGAAGTAAATTCTGTGACCATCTTATGCCCAAAAACATTCTTCTCTACTTCTTCCATTCTACAAGAAAGATCATTTATCTTTTCCTGAATACCAGACAAGGTACTCTGAAGCTGACGCATAAATCTTTTTTCTCGTTCACCAGAAGTTCTGGAAGTATCAAGTCCACTCACCTTTTATTCCTCCTTAACCGGAACACTTCAGCACTGCAAAACCAACATTCTTTACACTGGAAACAACACGATCCCAGTTTGAAGCGGTTTCTAATTCAGCATCAGTCGGGAAATCATGAGCAACAAAACCTTCCTCCCAAGAGAAGCCATACGGATGAATAGAAAAGACTCTACGAGTGTAATACAGTTCCTGTCCACCGGAGGCAGAAGGATCACGGTTTACTTCAGTAGGAACATAATTTCCATTCGAATCCAGACTTTCTCCCCACAGAAAAGCCCCGTCTTTGTAAACAACAACCCAATATGTAGAATCATCTACCAGAGTATCGTCTACAATAATAGTCTTTCCAAGATAGGTTCCCCAACCAATATTCTGAAGATTATCAGAAGTTGTATCAATCAGGTTGTCTTTCAGAAGCCGGGTATACGGAATACTGTGCATTGCAATACCACGAATCATCCCGCTCGGCTGATCACCAAACAGACTCATAGTATCAATAACAGCATCAGAACTGATATACGGATCACCGTCTCCGGTAATATCGTTAATCATATCATCACTATCATTGTCGTCATTATCTGCAATAACACCCTGCAAAGAAGAAAACAAAACAGCCTGATAATTCTTTGCCCAGAATTCTGAGGTCATAGTTATCAACTGATCTGTAGGATTACTTCCTGCAAGAACAGCAGCCACATCATTGTGTCCGAAAGCTTTTTCACGAAACTGTCTTCGAACAGTCATTTTCGTAGCAGAAAGAGAATCGGCACTAAGCGTAGCATCTTCCTGCACCG